AATCAATATCAACAATCAAATCCTAATAAACCAGAACAACAAATTGTTAAATCAGGTGGAGGAGAAAGATCACAAACACAAACAGGTGGGATTAGGGAATCAGCAATCAAGGGTATGCTTTTACGGAAATTCAATGAATTCAATGAATCCAATAAATTCAATGGGAGAGGACAAATAGGCTATAATCTTGAATTTGGTTTTGACAGTAATATCATTATGGAGTTTGATATAAAAGAAGATACACAAGAAAATACACAAGAAAATACACAAGGAAATACACAAAGAAGGCGTAAGCGCAAAGATCAACCCAAAGTTTTTAAGCAAAAGATAGATAATTTCTACAATAACTATAATTCTATAACTTTTACACTCGAAAAAAACAAAAAAACTTCCTATTCTACTACAAATACTACCTGGATTCTTTCTAATGATAAAAGTCCAGAGAAAATTTATCTTTCATTACAAAACGATGATGATGATGATTATGAAGCTGTCGACTATTTTAATAATACTTATATGTTGTTCATGGGATATGTAATTAAAATAGATGTCTATGACAACTTACTCAATAGTGTACGACGGGATGTACAAGATGCTAAAAGTAACCTACTTATCCAAAATGATCAATTAGAAGCTCAGGTCAAATATAATGAAGATAAACGCTCATTCGAATTAAACCATATGAGTCCGTCTGTCGAAAATGAACAGGATATTATTGAATCTCTTGATGTTATAATCGAATCTCCTAATGTTGGTGGAAATATTATGGATTTGATATTTGGAGAAGAAAATAGTGAAAAATATGACTATAGTCTTACTGGAAATGGAGAATTATATACTTTATTTGGGATATTAGCAACTGCTATCTATTCATTTTTCGATGAAAATAACTTTGAATATCCTTTGCTAAATTATCAGTTAGAAATGAAAGATAAATTATTTTCTTTTCTGGGAGTACAGAGTAATGAAACTATAGCAGCAGGAGGAGGTAAAAAGAACAAAAGAAAAATCACCAAAAAGAAGCGCAAACAAAAGAAACACACCAAAAAAATAAAATTCCGAAAAAAATCCAGTAAAAAACAAAGACACACAAAACGAAAAAAAGCGTAAGTGAATTAATATAAACATTTTGGTTTATATTAAACCATGGATCCCATAGAAAACTATCCCGACAGATTCGATCAACAATACAAAGATTACGAATTCCTCCCTTGCATGCTTTATTCAACTCAATTCGAAGGCGAACACCACAAAAAATACAAAATGGGGAGGTTTAAAGGTATCGACTCCAAAATAACAAATGCTGGAACATTATTGCTTAGTTTATACAAAACCCATCCAGATTCGTTTGATATAGCAAAAACGCATTTCTGGTTTATGGAAACCGATCCACGCGCCAAACACCAAACACAACAATTCGTCATCAACCTTTTTAAGGGTCGTCTTTGGATAAACAAATACCCCATGTACTTAAAACATCTATATTTATTATATTATCAGAAAGCACAGACGAACAATCCACTACCTTCCGATTGTTTATATGCGATTAGCCTATATTTAAAACCGAATACAATATTCGACTATGAAGTAATATGGGACAATTGGGCATAAAATTGATTATAACACTCGTTTTGGTTTAAATAAAACCATGTATTATAAAAATGATCAATTGCGTTTATCGCAAGAGTGCTTAGACGCCTATCCAAACCAATTTTACCAAGAATACAAACACTATGAATTCTTAGAATGTGCCATATATTTAAAACACCCCGATGATCCAAATGACATAACCTGCATTCTGGGTCGTTTCAAAGGTATGAATAAAGAAGTCCGCAATGGAACCACACGTGTTACAATTTACGACAAATCAACAATCGCGAATGATTTTGATTTGCTCCATCGAATTAACTTTAGTATATTCTTAGACGACCGTATGAAATATCATTGTCATCTATATCCGATTCTTCCAAATGGTTCCTGTATATATGTAAATATATATCCAATTTATCAAAGAGAACTCCTGTTATTGTATTTTCATTTACTCACACAAAAAACGTCTTTATTACCAGAATGTATGGGAGTCATTGGTGATTACTTAAAACCGCGCTCTTATCGTGATTACAAAATCATTTGGAACAATGGACTATTGTAATTTACGTTTGAAAAGATCCTTAAAAATGCTATGTTTATACTAAGTATGTCAGAAAGAGAAACACTCACCTCGGAAATTCCCAATGATTTTTCTTTAAACAAAAGGCAAGTCCAAATCATGGCATTTTTATTGAATGCCCTGGAAAAGGGATGGTCCATTAAAAAGAAAGACAATGAATATATATTTTCCAAGAAACACGAAGGAAAGCGCGAGGTGTTCCAAGAAAATTATTTGGAAACATTTGTTCAAACAAATTTAGATATGTCTATCTTGGATACCAAACCATAATGCATAATACAAACAACAAAATCACACAAGAAAAGCATGTTTATAGAAATCCTCTAAACATGATTTGCTATTCATTTTATTTAGCCGTTTTTCGAAAATCCGGATTTGCCAAAATAATCATTGGTGGCGATTCTTTAGGCATTTCTGTTTTTTTCTCCCCTTATTGGCCTTTGGACGATAATTTTGGTAAATTGCAGTCATTTTGGGCGTTTTGGACCATAATTTATGCACACAAGTTGCTGTGTATTACTTTATAAAAAAATCGCGGGTTTCTTTTTTTATTTAAATTCATTTTCTCCGAAATTATTTTCTATACTAACATTATAAGAAATGGCAGGAGCACTTATGCAACTCGTCGCCTATGGCGCCCAAGACGTTTTCCTTACCGGAACTCCCGAGATCACTTTCTGGAAGGTGTCCTACAGACGCCACACCAACTTTGCTATGGAATCCATTGAGCAAACCTTTTCTGGCCAAGCTGACTTCGGCCGTCGCGTAACTTGTACTATCAGCAGAAACGGTGACCTTTGCTACCGTACATACCTTCAAGTAACTCTTCCTGAGATCAACCAATCTATGTTGGCTCAAGGTTCCCCTGCCACTGACGGTGTATATGCCCGTTGGTTGGACTTCCCTGGTGAGCAATTGATCGCTCAAGTTGAGGTTGAAATTGGTGGCCAAAGAATTGACCGTCAATACGGTGACTGGATGCACATCTGGAACCAACTTACCATGCCTGCTGACCAGCAACGTGGATACTTCCAGATGGTTGGTAACACCACCCAGCTAACATACATCACTGATCCTTCCTTCGCTAACATCAGCGGACCTTGTGCTGCTGCTGGTGGCCCAACCCAGGTGTGCGCTCCTCGCAACGCTCTTCCTGAGACCACCCTTTACGTTCCTCTTCTTTTCTGGTTTTGCCGCAACCCTGGACTTGCCCTTCCTTTGATTGCTCTTCAATACCACGAGGTCAAGATCAACATTGACTTCCGTCCTATTGGTGAGTGCTTGTGGGCTGTCAAGACCCTTGCTGCTACCAGCGGATCTCAATCTGTTTCTGCTGCTTACCAACAATCTCTTGTTGCTGCTTCCCTTTACATCGACTATGTCTTCCTTGACACCGATGAGCGCCGCAAGATGGCCCAGAACCCTCACGAGTACTTGATTGAACAACTTCAATTCACTGGTGACGAGTCTGTTGGTTCCTCTTCCAACAAGATCAAGTTGAACTTCAACCACCCTTGTAAGGAGTTGATCTGGGTTGTTCAGCCTGATGCTAACGTTGATTACTGTGCTTCTTTGGAGGGTGGCCAAACCCTTTACAGAACTCTTGGTGCTCAACCTTTCAACTATACCGATGCTATCGACGCTCTTCCTAACGCTGTCCATGCTTTCGGTGGTCCTGACCAAACCTCTGGTGCTGACCAATTCATCACCTCCGCTGGTCTTTTCCAAGATCCTGGTGCTATGGGCAGTGAGGATGCTGGTGTTCAGTGGGGACCTGGCCAACCTAACAACACATTCGACCCTACAGGTGCTATTGACACTGGTTCTTTCGTATCTGATGCTGGTACCTTCGTGCTTTCCGAGACCGCTCTTGACATGCACTGCTGGGGTGAGAACCCTGTTGTTACCGCTAAGCTTCAGCTTAACGGCCAAGACCGCTTCTCCGAGCGTGAGGGAACATACTTCGATGTTGTCCAACCTTTCCAACACCACACCCGTAACCCTGATACCGGTATCAACGTATATTCCTTCGCTCTTCGCCCTGAGGAGCACCAACCTTCTGGCAGCTGCAACTTCTCCAGAATCGACAACGCCACCCTTCAGCTTGTCCTTTCCAGCGCCACTGTCGGTGGTACCGCCACTGCCAAGGTTCGTGTCTATGCCACCAACTATAACGTGCTTCGCGTAATGAGTGGTATGGCTGGTGTTGCTTACTCTAACTAAGCACCCTAACTATTGCCTAATAATAGTGATCATTAATATTTAATGTGTGAGTTATAACACACATTAAAAAATTGGAGAAAAATCCATAATGCAGCACCGGGTTATAATGATAATTTCTGTAACATCGATTATATTGACATTAATTAAACAATGAATTCCATTCAATTAATGTGCCGTGTCAAACCCAACTTCAAACAAAGTCCTTCTTGCATAAATTGTAAAAATAACGAAATCAAGATTTCCAAGCAACAAAAAGGGTATTTAAATCCCAATATTATTACCAATGTATATGAATATGACAGAGTATTTGACGATCAATGTGCGAATATGGATGTGTATAACCATTTGGGAGTGTCCATGTTAAAAAATGTAATAAAACAACGAAAAAACGTTACTTTTTACGTCTATGGACAAACCGGTTCAGGAAAAACACATACACTATTGGGAGGAAAAAAAGAAGAAGGATTTTTTCCTATACTTTTGAGTGATATTCTGGAAATCGGATACATTGCTCAAATCAGTGCCATTGAAATTTACAATAACAAATGTTATGACTTATTCCAAGAAAAAAGACATATTGCACAACGCGCAAATGGCAGTGCAGATTTTGTATTATCGAATGTGGAAAAGAAAAAAATGAAAGGTTCGGAAGATATACGTAACATTACTTCCGTTATTGCCGACAATCGTCAAGTGGGATTATCGAGTGAAAATAGTGCATCTTCACGATCACATTTATTGATTACTGTTTTTATTGATGGGAAAGTGATCAACATCTTGGATTTAGCCGGTTGTGAA